GTTTTCCGGCTTTTGTACAGGGGCGCACCTGAGGATGAAAGCCGGGTTCGAGAAACAATCTTCGATTGTGTCAAGCGTCCAAGTCTCATCTTTGGGTCAACCATCGAGGTGAGAACTGGATGTATGCCATCGGGCTTTCTTGGCACGACCCCTTTCAACTGCATTATCAACATGGGTCTGTTCAGATTCGCGTGGATGAAACTCCATGAGATGAAGAGGGAAAGCCTTCTTCGCTTCGAGGAAAATGTCAAAGCCAAGTTCTGTGGTGATGACAATATCTATGCGGTCACAAAGGCCTACAATCATCTCTTCCATCCGCGCTACCTCGCGTCTGTCTTCAAGGAGCTGAACTATGTTTATACTTCAGCCGATAAGACAGAGCCCAAGGCGACAAACTCCCATCTGACCAACCATACGATGGTGAAGCGTGGGTTCAGGTTTGAGAAGAGGATCGGAAAATGGGTCGGACCACTTGACCTTGACCGTGTTATTGAGACATGCATGTGGACCAAATCCGGATCACAAGCCAACATCATTGGAGCGGACAACTGCGACACTGTTGTTGGTGAACTTGCTCTCCACGGGGAGGAGGTTTTCAACCATTGGGTTCCGAAAATCGAGCAACATGCTGCAGGTTTTTGGACCCCAAAGTCCACTGATTGGGAGACGGTGCTCATTGCCGTTTCCAAGGAAAGTTCATGGGAGAACGTGTAAAGACACGTTTTCCCCCTGGCTTCCATGCCCAGTTGGTGATTGTCATAAATTGACAACATAGTATCCATACTCTAGTTGGTAGTTACTGCTTATACAAAGCGGCCTTTAGGACAGGTTAGAATCCTCGCTAGTGACATGCTTGTTCAGAATCCGAGGCCAAATGTGGGTCTAAATCGGAACCTGATTCGCGGCTAGGAGAACGTTGGCTATTTAGCCTTACTGCTTAAGATGCGTTGGGACATCATCCTGAAATCTAGAGCAACCCACTATATCGGACCGTATGAGTTGAAAGTCCGACGAAACACCACACTCGCCAATCAACCAATTTCTTCGGAAGCTGTGTCTCCTTCCACTGGTGAGACAAAACAAATCATCACGACCACCTTCGCCGACGACGCCTTGGGGACCACACAAACCCTCGACGTTATCGACAATAGTTCAGTCTTCGATTCCATTGATCTGATGGGAGTTCGTTCCTTGACTGATCTCATCGAGAGGCCTGTGAAGCTCCAAACGGGAAGCTTTGCAGCCTCAGACAACACGCGCCTGTACAATGCAGACCCGTTTGTCGCGCTCATGTCCACTTGGTCTACCAAACTTGACCGTGCACAAATCGTTTCAGCAGATGTTGAGCTCACACTTCAAGTCAACGCCATGAGGTTCCAGGCTGGTAGATACATTCTTGCCTTTTTGCCTTCTTTTGGTCTTGACACGACGACCACAAATTTCGCTGCTTACGACAAGATGCACGCGGCTGTGTTGACCCAAATAACACAGTTGAATCATGTCGAACTCGACCTCGCCTACGACACCTCGGTCACACTCGTGGTACCGTGGCGATCAACGGTGGCGGCTTGGCCCAACCAGTCCGTCGTTACGTCCAAGGTTGGTTTTGGGAAGGCCATTCTATTCCCATACTACCCGCTCGTTCCGGAGTCGACGGCCGCGACCTGCGGTTACACACTCTATGCGAGGTTCATCAACTCCAAAATTTCTGCACCTACGGTTGCCCAATCAGGTACCGAGGTTGAACAGAAAAAGGCCGGTATTGGTCCGGTCTCAGGCTTTTTTAACAAGGCGGCCAAGTCCACAGCCATTTTGTCAGAGATTCCGGTCGTAGGACCATATCTTAAACAGGCTTCGTGGGTTTCTGGTTTGCTCTCAAAGGCTGCTGGAGTTTTCGGGTGGTCCAAACCACCAGTCCTTAGCGCACCGGAACTTTTCCAAACGAGAAAGCTCGGCTATGTAGAAGTTTCGGATGGCGCATCCACCGCCCGCCCACTCGGCGGGTTTTCGACCAACGCGGTTAGTGCTGTCGGAATAGGCAAGACACCAGTCGACGACCAAATGTCGATGGCTTTCTTGCTGTCCAAACCGGCGTATCTGACCCAGGCCACATGGAACGGAACCCAGACCACTGGGACTTCCGTCCTCACTTTGGGAACGACACCAAACAATTTCAATGTTTCATGGGGAACTGGAAATGTCTGGGTCCCAATGTCCTTCCCATGCACGTTGTTCAGGAAATATCGAGGTGGCATTAGATACAGATTCAAACTTGTCAAAAACGAGTTTTACTCTGGACGCATAGGCGTTTTCTTCCAGCCCCTCGAAACAGGCGGTGTTCCTTCCGCTGCCACGTCTGATCTTGGACTTGGCTATCAGAGGACCATCATTGACATCCGGACCACACGGGAGTTTGAGGTCGAAGTTCCTTTCGTCTCAGTTCATCCTTATAAGGCTGTTAGTGAAGGTTTTGGCGCCGTAGTTCTTTACGTCGTCGATCCTCTGGTATGTCCCGACAACATGCCCAACACTGTCCCAATCCTTGTCGAGGTCTCAGCTCTTGATGATTTCGAATATGCCGATTTCGCCTTCGTCGGACACACTCCAATGTCTCCGTTTACTGCACAGGCAGGACCGGAGGTAGAGGTGTTCAAAATGGGGAGCGATTCCAAGGCCACTTTGGGCCCGTCTAAAACGGCGATTGGAGAGAAGTTTACGAGTCTTCGCCAAGTTGCGAATATGTTTTCGTGGACCACTCATTCGATCACATACAATTCGGGGTTGGCACAAGGATTTTCACCGTTCATGATCAACTTCTGGAGCCAAGGCACGTCTCTTGCCACAGCTCCGACACCCTCGCCGACTTCTGGCGATGTTGTCAATCTCATCATGTCGCTCTATGGGACTGCATTCGGCTCAATGCGGGTGCAAGTTCTCTACAATACGGCTGGCAATACTATTTTTGAGTATGGGACCAGCGATCAGAGTGACACAATCACACAAGGGGGAGTGTCTAACCACTACTTCACCCGAGGGATCATCAACACAAATGATGAAATCGGAGATTTCATCCTACCTGCGTACACTGCGGACGCGGGGAGAGCACAGCCCTCAGTGCTCTCGAACACATCAGCAGCCACACCAATTAGTCCATCTGGTGTTGGCAAAAATCAACGATCAGTCGTCGTCCGCACAATTGCGGGAACAGCGCCGACTGGAATCTTCTTCTTTAGACAAGCGTCCGACGACTTCAGTTGTACGAACTTTGTCTCAGTTCCTATTTTGTACTGGCAAGGTTGAAGAGTTGAAGGACCATTCATCAACTCAGGATGGATGTGAACAGGTTATCGCTTCGTTTTATGAAATTTTTAAAACCAAAAACATAATAAAATGGAAACCAGATGCCAATGGGAAATTTCCCTTCAAACCATTAAATTGGTGATGACCTGTTCTTCAGGTCAGAAGGTTTTGTACCATAGCTCTGGCTGGCGTTCTTTGTCGAGATACAGTGCCTAAGGCAGTCTTGTACGTTCAGACCAATATTTGAATTTGCACGATTGCTGTTCTGAGAGGCCAGCGACAGTCCACTTTGAAGGGACACCTGTCTCCCCTGCCCCGGGTAACACCGGGACAGGGGAGTTTTCTTTAAAATTGCA